AGCCCGCGGCCTTTGCCATCTCGTAGTTGGTTGGAGTGCGCCGCTACCACCGTGCCGTCACTTTTTCCACAGTGTTGGCAGGGTAGTTGGCGGGCAGCGTCAGTCAGTTTCTTGTTCCGATACATCTTTTGGTGGCGGGCTTTCTATACATGGAAAACAAACCCAGCGGTCTGTCCTTTGATCTACTACTCTGCCAATATCTAGATTCCTAGAGTACCCACAAGTAGCGCAGAATCTCTTTCCGTAGACTCTAATCGCTGGTCTTTCTTCGTTTTGGAATGGCGACGATTCCTTCTTCATGTTGTTTCCTTGCATCCATGTAGTGATCGGCGTAAATGTAAGCATCTTTCGTTACCTCAAATGGGTCTGAGTTTTTTTGAATAAGGCCAACCATAGCAAACATGGCGGCCAAGTCTCGTAAGTTTTCTTCATGTTCCATTAGTGTTTCCTAAAAGAAAAATCATCACGGCATCTTCTGGCTTCTTTCAAAGACTCAGCAAAAGCTTTCATGGCTTTCTCGTCGGACATGCCAATTTCACGAATAATGACAGCAAGCACCGCACTAACTCCTATTAGCACGGCTTCGGTTTCTATATCACCAAACTCATCAAACAAATCGCAAATTGCCGCGGAAAGTCTTTCTGCATTTTCTTCTATCATTTATGCCCCCAGTTGTTTGAGTTGACTTGCTAACAGGTCGTTCAAGTACTTCCCGCGAATAGCAATATGCTCGATCTCCTTGATAGCGTCAATCTCTTTTATGGCGTCTTTGATGGCTTTGTTATAGCCAGCTCGAAAGCTATCGTCACCATCCAAGATCATGCAGATAGCATCTCTGACGGTGCTGGATGCCTTTCGTTCTTTGGCCAGCTCTTTAATTTTGTCGTAGTACTCAACTGGTAAATACACGCTGTAAGGTACTAGGTTCTTCATTGATTCCTCCAAGCCTCGAAACTGGCTTTTAGTCTGTTAAATAACTCGCGCGCTTCTTCGTTGGTCTTGAGTTCCTTGCGGGACTCTATACCAATATAGGAATAAATCCATTCCGAGCAAGCCTTCTCATTCTTTTCCATGAGCCACTCCTTGGCGTGCAGCCAGTCCCAGAACTCTGGGTCGCGGCAGAGGATGCCAGCCATCTTCACGGCGTGATCCCCTGGGAACTCACCCTCACGATTAAGGGGCTGTTCATCGTCACCCAGACGAACCATCACAACAACGTAACGCGAGCCAACAAAGTCCCGCATTAAGGTGTCTGGCAGCTCATCTGGGTGGACAGCCAAGGTCAGCACGTAGCCATCCTTGGATTGTTTTAAACCCATCTTGACGCATTCAAACTGGATGGTGTTATCAGTCATCCCATGGATCCTTTGCGCTAGATTTTGTTTGCTGTGGTGCGGAATAAGTGTCAACCTTTACGGAAAGCATACGGTTGTTATTCTTGTCACGGCGCAGCCAGCCGCCTAACTTAATCTTGATGGAGTCAGAGTTTCCGGCCTTTTGTATAAGATCAAGAACTAATTCTTTTTCAATATCAAGCTCGCCGTACATATCTGGGGATTTCTCGTGACGCTTTTCTTTTGTGGTGAAAAATGCACCGGTGTTTGGATAGTCCATGGTTTACTCCTTAAAAGACTGTTTTTCTTTTTTAAACAATTCCAGCAACTCATCGTGCTGGTCTGGGTACTCGTTTTTGAGCTTGTCAAATAGAGTTCGGTTGACCTGATAGATGTTCTTAACATCATCGACTGACTTAGTTAGCTCAAGGCAAACCTTGGCCGCGTCCATAACAATGTCAATCCAGTTATCTTCTGTGCTCTCTGTAACTTTGATCTGCCACTGAACCATATCGTTCTTGAATGGTGGCGGTATGGGTAAAGGCTTCTGTTTTAACTTAGGCTTTTCTGGCTCAGGTTCTGGCTTGGGCTCAATCTTCTTAGGCGCCTCTCTCATAGGCTCGCTAGCGTCCAGTATGTCGTGCTCTACGATCTCCATGGCGGTCATCCAAAGATACCTTCTTTGGTAAGTCTCAACAGCGCCCAGGTTCTGAATGGGGTGGGTGCCTTTGAGGTTAGCCTCTGCCATGGGGCTGGTGATCACGATGACTGTGCCGTCTTCTACATCCGTGATGCACAAGGTTGCGTACTCTGTGTTGTATGAAACCACGCCACACAACCCGATATTGTTAAATATCTTTTGGATGTGTGGCAGGAAGTCACCCAACTCAAAGTAGCTGTAGCCGGCAAACTTATTTTGTCCCGACTTCCTTAACTCAATGCCTTGAAGCGCTACTCGCGCCGCCATAAGCTTCTTGTGTACTGTCATTTCTTTCCTTCTGTTAAACCGCGTTGATATTCCTCGTCCAGACGCTGGGAGAACATCTGCGAGACATAGTGAAAAAATCTAATAGCGCTCTCCTCAGCTGCGCCATCAAACGTCATTACCCATCCATTGAAGTCCAACGTCCCAATGATCTCGCCATCGGGGTTGGTGAACTTCATGGAGTAGTCAGGTCGTTGTGGGCGTATCTGCATCAGAACGGCGCTTTGGATGGGCGGCCACGACGCTTTTTAGGTGCGCCGTCTTTCTTGTAGCCGTTTAAGGAAAGGTCTAGATTAATTTTTGGAAACTTAATCTTGTTCAGCTTAGATGACATATTCATTGAGTCTATCTTTGCTTGTAGTTGCTTAATCTCAGCCTCAAGGTCAGGTACTTTGCTGGCTTCTTTCTTCAAGTTAATTTGATAGTTCTCTTGAGCAGTCTCACTCATTTCTGCAATAGTAATTTGCTCGTCCAGTTCTTGCGAAATTTGCTCAATTAGATCGTCGGTGTTTTTCCTGATCAGCTCCATGCACAAGAGAGATTCGGCTTTGGTTAGTTCTAATTTAATCATTTTTTTACCCCATGTTTTCGTGACCCTTTACGGCCAGGTTTGCGTTTAGGTTTTCCATTTATCTTGGTCCCCCACTTGTGTAAGAACAGGTAATCTGTCCTGTACTCTGTCGGAGGAGCCCATCCATGGCTCCTCCATATCTTTTGACAATCAGGTTTGCTGTTGTTGAACATACTCCTCCCACTGTGAGCAAAACGGGCGAACAGAACAGAAGTTAGCGCAGCGGGTTCTCTCCCCTGGGCGTACTTCCATCTCATAGTCTTTGCCGTACTCAGCCAGCTTGGCGCTTGCCTCTTCCTTGGTCTGGCAAATGTTCCTAGCCTTGAGGCCGCCAATCTTCTTGACGGCGTAGCTGGTTGGCTTCTCCCACATCTGCTCTGGCGTACAGTGCGGCAGCTCCTCACCAGTCTCTGATTCAAACAGGGCGTTAGAGTGTTCTGTGATCCTGTCTTGGATGAACTTCTCACGTTGCTCAAAAGGCCATAGATTGATCGGTATGACTTTGATGGGGGCATCTGGGTAGTTCTGCTTGACAGCTGCATCACGGCGACTCCAATCGCGGATCACGGCCACGATCTCCAGCTTGGTCACTGGAACTTGTTTCACCTTCTCAACCAGCCATGCGTAGATGTTGAGCTGGTACTCCCAGTCAATCTTCTCATTCATAACCGACCAAGCGGCGCAAGTCTTGTAGTCGTTAATAGTGATACTGCCGTCTTCGTTGACGATCTGTAGGTCAATCGCGCCCGAGATGTTCCAGCCGTCTAGCGTTGTGCTGATGCGCTCTTCGACTAGATGGTTATCGTCTTTACCGTGCTCGAGAACGCCGTGGATCGCTGTGCCAAAGATAGACCAAACCATCTCTGTTACATCGCTCTCGATCTTGTCCTCATGCTTCTTACGCAAGAGCACAATACGCGGGCTGTTGATGATCTCTGTGGCTGAGAGGTGTGCTCTGCCTTTAGAGTAGGTAGGACGCTTCATGATGTTCACAAAGGTCTGCGGAAGATTAAACTTGTTCGTGATAATCACGATTTGCTCCTTTAATGTAGAATGGCAACACATTGTACCCATGTTCTTTCATGTCTTGCAAGTTTTTTTTATTTACCAAGGAAAAGTATGCGAAAAATAGGTATCGACCCCGGCATTTCAGGGGCTATCGTGGTGCTCTACAACGGCCAACCATCGGACGCATTTCGTATGCCCATCATGAAGATTGGCAAGAGTTCCAGAGTAAATGCAAGCGCGTTGGCGGCTATGCTCAGGCCTTACTCAGCCAGTTATGTCCCTGTACAGGTGTATGTAGAACAAGTAGGGGCAATGCCGGGGCAAGGGGTTTCATCGATGTTTAGTTTTGGGCATTCCTGCGGAGTAATCGCCGGCATATTGGGGGCGTTCAAAATGCCAGTGGAACTTGTTCCACCTCAAGCATGGAAGAAGCGGGCTGGGTTAATCGGTACAGACAAAGATGCAGCCAGATCGCGGGCTATACAGATGTGGCCTGACTGGAGAGAGCTAGACAAAAAGGGCGCCGGTCAAGCTCTTGCTGACGCAGCTCTGATTGCTTATTACGGGATAGAATAATCTCGTAC